AATGATTTGTGTTTAGAAGCCTTTAACAGCTTCTCTACTCAAATCCCCACTGAAGTCTCTATTTTGAACTTCGGTTGGGAGTTGCGAGAAATTGCGGAGTTAATGCCGCGTCTTACAACTAATTTATTGACTAGCGTCTCAGGCTCCTACTTAAATTATCAATTTGGGTGGAAACCCTTCCTTGATGATTTAAGGAAACTTGGTAGTTTGTTGTCCACTGTAAACTCGAAGATTAAGCATCTTCAAGATACATGGGGCAAGCGAACCCGATTGTCGATATATCGTAGGAATGTGATAGATGATTACTATCCATTTCCTTCGTTATTTCCGATTCTAGGATTCGACTCTACTAATTATGGAGCTCTCGGCGTCTCCGGACATCGAGCTGATTTTCGAGCCACTGGATATTTATTCCATCAACTCGAAGGTTTAAACTCGACGTACGGTGATATCAGGGCCGTCATCACTGCCTTAGGGTTAGGCAATCCAGTCAAAGCTGTTTGGGATGCTATTCCATTCAGTTTTGTTGCTGGTTGGTTTACCCGTATCGGTAGGCACCTTGACAAGCTTGCCATTAATCCATATGATGGACAATGGGAAGTGAGTGACTGTTGCTACACTCTAACAGAGCGTATCATAGTCACACAGTACAAGGTACGCACCCTCGGAATCCCCGGCGATTACGTCGAGGCTGGAGGACGCGTAGAGGTGAAGCGTTATACTCGGCAGGTTGGTCTACCCATCGGGGTCGATAGTTTTAACCTATCTGACCTTAATCCGAATCAGCTGGCGCTTATGTCTGCCCTAATTGTCGGGCAGTATCATTAGCACTCACAAAGGAGTTCCTCATGTCTCTTACGTCAACCATTTCCCTTCTCGGACCGACACCGCAAGGTGCCATGAACTACGTTACTAAAAGCGTAGCTAATGACGGAACAACTCGCATTGCGAGCGATTCCACCTTGGCCTCACCGCAGTTGCTTACTATTAAGCATGCTGTGAATGGTAAAGGTGCCGATGCGACCGATCGCCATCTTGTCTCCTTTTCAAAGAGCCTGATGGATGGATCGAAACCTGTTACCGTGACCTGCAACTTTACGTTGTCAGTACCACGATCGACAGAGGTTACGAACGCGATGATTAACCAACTGGTTCTTCATCTCGCGGGATTTGTGACTGGCAATCCAGCCTGTCGCGAAGATTTCGACGCGACAAACTTGATTGCTCTTCTGCGTGGTGAATCGTAAGATTCTCCAATCGGCTACCAACGGGGTAGCCCGCAGTTTAAAGAGATTGATGAGGAGCTATTGGAGAGGACTCCTATTGGAATCTCTTAATAGCCAAGTCGATTTCTATCTCGACCTTTGTGTTGAGCTGGTCCTACGCGATCCGCTTGGCGCTTCTCGTGCAAAAGACCTCAGGGCAGATGTGGAGACCTTACGGTCTCGCACCTACCATGAAGGACTCTCCTTCCTGACCAAGACTCTCCCATTACTGGGAAAGGCTCTTGATCGTGGATTGATGAGTGGTAGTTTCTCTATTCCTCGTGAATTTAAACATTCACATGAGAATAGTAGTATACCTGCTTTCTTGCAGGCGTACTTCAAACTCCTCTTTGACTACGAAGGCGCTCTCCTGGCCGACGCTGACCCTCTTGCTGTAAAGCATTTGCGTCAAGTGTTGTTTTTCGAGTATAAGCTCGAGCTTCCCTATTCGATCGAAGATGAAGACAGAGTTATATCTGGATTCATCGAAACCGAGAAGGAGCTTGAGTTTGGCAGTGATAAACGCTTCCTCTCCGCCTTGGAGACGGCAGCCGATATCACTGCTAGGATCTTTGAGTCTTTTGACCCAAAGGACATCCATCCTCGACATGGTCCAGGAGCCGTTGCCACTGGTGAACGTCTTGAAGATAAGTGGACTTTTAGTCGCTTATTTTCAGGAATTCATCAGATGTTTCCCTACTATGAATATTTCATGATAGGGAGAGGACGAGAGTTATTGGATCGATTGACATGGTACAAATCTTTGACACGGCTTGACAAAGGCTGTGCTAAAGTTGTACTTGTGCCAAAAGATTCGCGCGGTCCGCGACTTATTTCTTGTGAACCTCTGGAATACCAGTGGGTTCAACAAGGTCTAGGTCGAAAGTTAATGTCTCACCTCGAGAAGAATTTCTTCACACAGGGGAAAGTTAACTTTACGTATCAAAAGATCAATCAAGCCCTTGCGTTAGAAGGATCACTCCTCTCTAATTCATGGAGCACGCTTGATCTTAAAGATGCGTCTGACAGGGTATCTCTAGAGCTCGTTAGGGCGATCTTTAAAAAGACTCCGTCCTTACTCCGAGCTCTAGAAGCTACTCGCACGACTGAGACCAAGCTCCCTGACGGGAGAGTAGTGCCCCTGAAGAAATTCGCTCCAATGGGTTCAGCATTATGCTTCCCAGTAGAGGCGTATGTCTTTTGGGTCCTCATGGTCTCTGCCAATCATTCGACTTCGTCGAATGGTCCGCGATGGTCAGCCGTTAAGGCTACGGGAGAGAAGATTCATGTCTACGGTGACGATATTATCGTTCCTGAAAGCATGGCTCTTCAATGCATACAGATACTTGAGCTTGCTGGCCTAAAAGTCAACAAGCAAAAGTGCTGTATCACAGGTCCTTTTAAGGAGTCTTGTGGCATAGACGCATTCAAAGGCGTCATAGTCACACCCCTTCGTCTAAGGAAACTGTGGTCGGACCGTCGTTCTGATGGTACGGCGCTGACTGCGTACGCGAATCTCGCGAATACTCTCTTTGCGAGAGGATACGTATCAGCAGCAAATCTTATATGGGACAAGTTAGAAGGCCTATATGGTATCTTGCCATATGGAACCTCCACTAGCTCGTTTCCATGTAAGATTCTCCAGGATCCTGAAGAAGCAGAGCGTTATAACTTTGCTCGCTTCAAGAGTCGCTGGAACCGTAATTACCAGCGTTTCGAGTTCTTTCTCGCTTCCGTACGTCCACGGAGGCGGAAAAGTTCACTCGAAGGCTGGTCCCGTCTTACGCGTGATATCTTCATGCCGCAAGATGGTGATCCAACAGACGTAGTTATTCCTCGATCTACGAACG